GCGACAGCCAACACATCGTCCGGCCAACCAGTTTCACCGTCCACGGCGCAGGCGTCCCGTAGCCAAACACCGCCCCAGGGACCGGCTCAAAGGGGAAGGGGCTGGTGCCCGCGTCATACCAGACCTCACCGGTCTGCTCGCCAATCAACCAAATCTGCCGATTGCCATCGACCACCATCGCCCGCCACGGGTCGGCGGCAATCGACCGCTGCGCGTATTGCGTGGCATCCCACGTCGTCCCATCGTTGATGTCGGAAATGCGGAATTTCGATGTCGCCGTATCGAAGGCCAGGAAATAGCCGTCAAGCATCCCCACCTGGACGCAGTCGCCTGTCAATACCGTGGATACGCCATTGGTACTGAGGTTAAGCAGATAGCCATTCGTGCCACTCGCAATGAGCAACTCGTCTCCCGCATCGCCGTTACTGGCAATGCTGGCCGGGTTGGGGTCCTGCAACATCGTGCTGCGGCTCGTCGCCGTCGCCCCGGCAAACAATTCGTACAGCGTGCCCCCGACAACCGCATGAACCCGGCCCGCCATCGAAAACAAGGCGCGCGTATTCACGGTACCGACCGTCAGAAACTCGTCCTGGCCCGGGGTCGGAAACAGCGCCGCGCCCCACGGGACCGCCGCCGCGGCAATCTGCTCGGGATACCAGTTGACCGTCCGCTCCATGTCGGCGAGTGGACTTTGCAGCTCATACGAGCCGGAGATGAAACCTGGGTAGCGCATCTAGGTGTCCGAGTAGATGTTGTAGATATTCCCGGCGCGGCCAAACAAGACCCCCGCCGTGCCGCAGCCCATGTCCCGAAGCCGCATGTTGGCCCGCTTGATGTCGGCCTTCGACTCCATCGCCGCCAGTTGCAGGGCCGGAGACAGGCCCGCATCGAAGGCGGAGGACAGCTCCATCGCGAGCCCCGTGCGGAGGAAGCGCCGATACCCCGGCGGCAGCGCAATGGTGTCAGTGATGGCGTCAAACTCGGCCACCGGGCTCTGAGTGTAGATAACGCCTTCCAGCGTCGTGCTCGTCGGTACCGGATACGGGTAGAGTGTGCCGAAGCCACCGGTAAAGGTCGGGTCGTAGTACCAGTTTTGCGGATACACCGAGGTCAGCGCCTTCTGGGCGATGTTGGCAAAGGCATCGACGGTCAGCACGGGGCCGAGGGAATACTCAATCGTCGGGCTGACGCTGGTGTCCTGGAAGCCGATGTCGGAAATCGCCATCGGCCCGGTCGGGCGCGCGACATTCACCGTCGCGCCCGCGCCAATCGTATAGGACGCGGCCGAGGAGAGCGTCCACGTCGTCCGCAGAATCGTGTAGACCGTCAGGTCTTCGGTGGCAAGAGCGTTAATCCAGTCGTTGAGGCGTGAGAGGCTCAGGGCGGCATCGTCGGCCGACACCACCTCGCCAGTCTGAATCACCCGCAGGTCTTGCAACGATGCGGTGATGAGTTCCTGCACGGTCACGGCTACACCTCGTAGAGCGCCACCATAAGACTAGCGGTCGTGGACGTGCTGTTGACCCGAATCGTCGTCAGCGGCAGCGTCTGCCCCGCCGTCACCGTGAAGTTGGCTGTCGAGCCATCGGGAAACACGGCCACGACCACCCCAGCCCCGCCACAGTAAACGGCCTCGGCCGTGATGGCTTTGGTCGTGGGGTTGGCGCTGTACGTGCTGCCGTCAAAATTGACCGTGTCGGACTTCGTGATGGCGACTGCGCGGTTGTAGGTCTTGCTAACCTGTGGCACCGCTCACCGCCTTCTTGGTCGGGCGTCCACGCTTCCGGCGCACCGGGATGTCCGGCACCTGTTCGTGTGTCTCGGCGTCGGCCGCGACCGCGTCCGCCTTCGCCGACGCACTGAGACGCTGGTCACTAAAGTGGCGCTCGGCTGTGGCCGTGGCAACCGCGACCTTGTCCGTCTCGTAGCGCGCAAGGGCCTCGTCGGGCGTCTCAGACCAGCCCGCCGCCGTCGCCTTGTCCAGTTCGTCCTGGTTACGCACGGTCAACTGACATTTCCGCGCAAACGTCTCAGCCTGCGCTTCACCCGCCGCCGTGCGCGGATCGCCGCACGCGACCTTGCCATTTTCTCGCGCAAACGCCTTGTAAAGCATGGCCGGAAACGGGACGAAGCCATTCGCGTTGAAGCCGCCCTCGCGCTTCGGCGCATTCCAGCGGTCCATCTCCCGCGCATACGCCGAGTCGGGGTTATACACAATTCCCATGAGGTCTCCAGAAAAAGCGGGGACGAGGCCCGTGGCCCCGCCCCCAGACGTCACCGTATTACGCGATAGCTACGTCAATGGCCGACAGCGTCCCGGCGAACGGGCTGGGCAGCGGCACCCAGATACTGTTGGCTGCGACGAGCAGCATCGAGCACTGCCCGCTCCCGTCGAACGTCGCCACGTCATAGCCGGACCCCGCATCGCCCAGACCCGCCGTGTAGGTGACGGTGTGCGCCGCCTTGCCGTTGGCGAGGATGCACAAAACAATGCCGTCCTGACTACTATCCGGGTTTGCCAGCGTCATCGCGAGTCCGCTCGTGCCGTTAATGATCGCCGTGGTCCACTGCGCCGCGCCGAAACTGACGGCACCCGCTGCCGAGTACGACGTCGTGGTAAACGGAATTAACCCCGTCGTCCAACTCGCCGTCCCAGCCGCCGCGACGGTGAAGTCCGCCGCCGCGCCGTGGGTGACACGGGCGCTGGCGACGTGCGCCGCCGTGACGGAGCCTCCGCGCCCACGAAGAACCCCCACAGTCGTTCCACTGACATAGTCCTGCGTGACCTGCATCTTCTCGCCGTCTATTTCCACGAGTCGTCCTGCCGCAAACGACGTGGACGCCGCGACGACAATCGAGTTGTCCGTGACGGCCACAGCCGAACTGAGTGTAGTTTCTGCCAATGCCATGACTTAGCCCCAGACCCGCGCCGCGAGGCGCGCTTGAATGGTCGTGGCACCAATCAGAATATCCAACCGCGACGGATTCTGATCCGTACCAATCTGGTATTGCTCGACCATGCGTATTGAGAATCCCAACGACTTGGAGCGCACCGTCGTGCTTTCCGCTCCAGCCCCCGGCTTCATGAGGTCGGCCATCACGAATGCAAACGCATCCGGGTGATAGACGAAGCTCTGCGGAGACGATGTCGTCGCCAGTGTGCCCCCCGCTGCCGACGTGGCCCCGAGGACTGTGATGACCGCGTTGTTGGCCGGAGAGGCCGAGACGGTCTGCAACGCGCCCGAGGTGATAATCGACGGCGAAATCGGCAGTGTCGCCATGTCTCCGGACACATCCGACGTGTCCGCTGTCACCACGAACTGCTGCAACCGTCCCGAGCTGGAATAGCTCAACGGGTTGACGCTGTTGACATCCGCAATCGTGAAGATGTCGCCTTTCTTCAGACTCGACGCGCCCGACGCCCAGCCGTCGGTTGCAATCGTGCTCCCGGTCTGGTCCGCGCCGTTGACGAGCGGCGTCGAGGCGGTGAACGTGCCGGTCGTATGCGTCGGCCGGACCGGGTCCTGATACCACCCGTCCACGCCCAACTGCTTCCGACCGAACTGCCCCTCGGTGTAATTCTCCGCTATAACTGCACTCGGGTTGAACAGCGACGTGGTGGTGTCCGCGAGCGTACTCATCGCCAGCGGGTCCAGCATCGCCACCCGTCCCATGAGCGGCGTCGAGAGGTCCGTCAACTTCACGCCCGCTTGCAGGTACGTGAGCGTGGTGGTTGGGGTGGTCCCCGGCGTGCCGACCGAGCTGTAGATGTCCCGGTAGACATTGTCAAACGCCAAGACCTCGGCCGCGTTGGCGAGGGCTTCCGCGCCCGGATTGATGTAGCGGGTGCGGATGTTGTCCAGTTCCGTCGTCGCCTGCGCCGACGAATACCCAAACGCCACGTTCTTCTGATTGCTCAACGTGATGGGCACCGTCTGGTCGTAGAGATTCTGGAGTTGCAGGGCTTGCCCGTCGGTCACGGTGAACCGCTGGGGGAGTCGTGCATTGACCGTGTTGCCGACCTTCGCGCCGTTGATGACATACGAATCATCGTAGGTCCTATTGACGTGCGCAAGGAAGACCAGCTTGTTGATAAAAGCCCTCGCGACTTCTTTCGTCGTCCAGGACGGCGTTGCGAGTGTGTTTGCCATGCGGCGATCCTCTACAAGAGCCCGCTCTTCCGGTCGGCGGCGTTCATCCGTTTGAAATGCTCGTCAAAGGACAGCTCGTCGCTGATCTCGGTCGTGTTGGGCGTATGAGGCGAACTACCGAGCGGCTGAATCGGCGGTTTCGCGTGACTGATGCCTGGTGCGGGGCCGCTGACCGATGAGGGGGCCGCAGTCAGGCGTTCTTCGAGTTTGCCCATTGCCCGGTAGACTTCTGCCGGATGCAGCGTGGACAATCGCTGAGATTCGTCGGGGTGCGCGGAGAGGTATTGGAGCAACTGAATGCCCACGGGACTCTCCATCGCGAGATGTTGCATGGGGAGTGACATCGGGACATCCGGGTCCAGGGTGGTATCGAGGTCCGGGTTATCGGTCCTGGCCTGCGTCAACCGCTCCTGCCACTGCGTCGCGTGGGCCGCCTGGCTCTCCTGCTGGTCCTGGTCCTGAAAGTACTGCTCTCGTCGCGTCTCGTAGTCGTGCTGGCGGGCATCGGTCACAAAGGTGGCGAGGGCCGCCGTGTAGTCGTCGTAATTCTCGAAGTGATCGGCCTTCGGGGCAGCCGCCATCGCCTTGTACCGCATCCAGTCTGGCGGGGGCTCGGCCGGGGGTGTCGAGGGAGCCGCGGTCGCCGTCGAGACGGCATCAAGCCGCGCTTCAGCGATCTCTGCACGGCGCTCGGCTTCACGCTGCTTGGCAATCGCGGACTGCACGGCGGCACGCGGATCGCGTCTCCGCGTTTTGGCGACCGTCTCCGGGTCAATCGTGGCCGTGGCCTCGGGGCCTTTGTCGGCGTCTCCCCCCTCGACTGTCTCGGGCGCGGCCGGATCGGCGCGCGCCTCGGGCGCGGGGTCCGGGGATACCGCGGGTGTCGGATCATCGACAAACGACAACGCGATCTGGTCCGCGTTTTCGTGGTTGCTATCAATCGTGATGTCGCCCGCCGTCACTGTTGCTGCGTCTGTCTGCATAATGCTGGCTCTGGACTCCACGACAAAGGGGACGCGCCCGTGACCGATATCGGTCACTGAACACGTCCCCTCGTCGTGTGCCCTCTGTACGTCTCGCCTCCCAGGGTAAGAGGTGTCGGCGCGGACATGACGCGCGCCCAAGCGAGACGACAAATTATCTTTAAGCTTGTATCACGGGTATTCCCGTAAAATCAACGACTCCGCTTGCCGAGTCCCGGATATTTCGCCACCACGGCCTTCCGAATACCAGCCGGGCGCGGCGCATTATGGGCCAGTTGCAAGGCCGACGCGGCTCTGGCGCGGGTATTTATCGGGAAACTGCCCGTGGGCGCACCTCCAGATGGCCCTGCGAAGCTCTTAACATTGGGATACTTGCCGACATTGCTGCCGCCGGGCTTGGCACGGGCGGCGCGGACGGTTGCGGAGAGTTTATGTGCCATTTAGTCCTCCTCTGGGCGCGATGCGCTGACCTGGACCCCCGCTGGCAGCGCCAGGAGGGGCAGTCCTTGTTTAATCTTCGCTTTCATCTCGGGGGTGAGCCGGACGATCCATTGGTCGGGTTGGCCGCTTCTATATAGTGCGGCCTTTCCGCCCAGGCTCACCTGCTCCACGATGCCCCCGAAGGGCTTGACAATCTTCGCCACCCGCTTTGGGAGGAGACGGTCGTAAAACTCCACCATGCCCTCGGCCCGTGGGAGATATGCCCCACCCCCTGGGGCTGACTGGATACGCTTCCACGCTTTCGCAGCTTTCACGTCAGACCCACCCAAGAGATTGGCCAGTTCCTCTTCAGACCGGACGATAGCCGTGTCGGTGTGCGTGAGACCTTGATCGAACGCCTGCTGGCCCATATCTCCACCGAGGGCGTCCCCGCCGACCTGTGGCTCAAACCGCACCCGATACCCCGTCACCCCGAGCCTATCCACCGGCTCCCACGTCAACCGCTCACTCCCCCAGCGATCTGTCTGCGTCTTGCCGGAGGTAAAGCCAATCCAGTCCAGCGTGGGGTCATCGGCCACCTCAAGGAGCTGCTGCTTGAAGCCGAGGTCTGGCCATGAGTCTTTGAAGGGGGCATCAGGGACGCCACTCAGGCGGCTATCAGCCAGGGCGTTTAATTCGTCCATTCTCGTCGCTTGTACTGGTGTTCTTGTCTCAGGCGGGATAACAGATATCTCTCTGTATTCTTGAGACTCAGGGCCGAACAACCCACGCGGCCCTGGTTGCTGATAGCCCCGCTGCTTCCCCGCCTGGTGCCAGTCGCTCTGCACCTCTTCGAGAAACCGTCCGCGCTCGCCGGTCGGCAGCGTCCGCTCATTGCTGCGGGTGTGGACGAGGACGTTGGGTTCGTCGAAGTGGGGGGAGCTAAAATCTTCCACCTTTTTACCTAATGCCCCAGATGACTTGAGTTGGCGTAATTCAGCCAATTCGTCCATCTGTGCTGGGGTTAATAGGTTGGTAGGTGGATGGCTGGCTTGCCTGAAATAATCCAACTCGTTAAATCGACTTAACCGTGGATCTACCTCACCCGGCAGCGTCAGCACCGTCTCGCGGTAGTTGGTGCCGCCGGGGACTTGGTATTGGGAATACTTGGGCTCTCCTAGACGAGGAGTCACCTCCATCCTTTCCAGACGACCTCGACGAACATCGATCCTGGGAAGCCCTCGTGTCGTCACCTCCGGAGCCGGCGCTGGATGAGCGCCCAGGTGCGCCCGGAGCGCCTCCCGCGT